GGTGTCCTTGAGGTCGATAGACTAGTCAATCAGTACTATCGAGACTCTGGGCGGATTGTTCGACGACGTCATGTTTTTCCACCTGTCATCACAGAGGTTAACCAAGATGTCTTTTCGGGAGTAAACGTCGCCTTAGTTGGCGGCGCCCCGTTGGACGCGTTGGCCTCGGTGAGGAACCAAGGAACAGTTGTCAGGAATCGCGTAACAACGATTCAGCGCTGGTTTTCCGGTGCCTTTACTTACTGTATCCCCGAGACTTTGGGGACGCAGCTGTTAGGGCACAAGGCGACTGCGCTTAAACTTATGGGGGTGGAACTAACCCCCGAAGTTCTCTGGGAACTGACTCCTTGGAGCTGGGCTGTTGACTGGTTTAGTAACTTGGGTTCGCTAATCACGAATCTAACGTCGCTAGCCTTCGATGGTCTCGTAGTGAGATACGGGTATGTCATGGAGCATTCGATTGTCCGTGACACCTATATCCACATTGGGCCTACCGGGTTGAAGGACCCGAGCGCCTTCTGTGAACCGTACGTCTTCGTCACTGAGACGAAGCTCCGGCGGCGAGCTACACCCTTTGGTTTCGGCTTGGACCTGTCGTTTCTGACAAATCGGCAGAGAGCCATCATGGCGGCTTTGGGACTTTCCCGAATCCGCTAATGGGTGTGTGTACTGTTCCATTTCGTCAACAGGGGCCCGTAAGGGCCCTAGGAGTGATGCCTATGGCGTTTACCGATCCACTATCCGTCACGATTAATGCCGTGACCACGCCCTTGCCGAAGACTTATTCGGCAGGAAACGAGTCACGGTATACATCCGCTGACGGGCTTATCAGCATTTCCGCCAACCATACCCTCGTGAAACAGGGTCGGGAGCGGCACTTGCTGAGGATCGATCATTCGAAGCTTACTGCTAACCCGTTTGACACGTCGAAGAATACGAAGGTGAACATGGCATACTATGTCGTGTTCGACCTTCCTCCGGCGGGTTACACGGATGCGGAAGCTATGCAGGTGTATCAGGGCTTCAAAACCCTCACATCTGCTACTTCGGATGCGCTCGTCACCAAGCTCCTTGGTGGCGAGTCGTAGTGAGGATGCCAGCAGCGACAGTTTAGATTCCGACAGTGACACTCGGGCTTCACAGCCCGTAGGTCATGAAGGTGTCTTACGTCGTCGCTGGCCTCGTCGTGATGACGTGGCCTTCGATGAACTGAGGATTGAGATAAGGGTGTCCTACCGGACGCTCCTCGTCATATTTTCTCTATTCGTCGGGGTTCAACGCGTTATCGATGCGTTGGGTGGCATCCATCTTCCTCTATAACCTCCGGTGAGTTCCGGAGGATTGGGAGAAAGTGTCTTCAGCGCATAGGCGGACCACCTCCTAAGGTGGCCCCTCAGTGATACCACTCCGTGAGGAGTGTTGTGAGCGCCATCAGGCTAGGCATCCGGTTACCTCCTACGAAAGGAGGGCTGGTGAAAAGGCTGATGTCACTCTGGTCCCGAATCGCGGCAGATGCCGCGGTTCAGTGTAGCACTAGCGCCATCCGAGACATTAATACCGCCTCGGAGCGGTTCGAACATGAGGGGTTGTCGTTCTTAACGATTACCCTACCTGATTTCGGAAAATCCATTCAAAACTGGATTGACTGTGGTCAGGTCGGTATCCACACCTCGTTCCGTAAGGAGCGTGGTGGAAGGCTCCCCGCCTTTATGGGGGGTTTCTTCTGCCGTGTGTTCGACCGGAATAGTGGTGCGTTGCTCGATGAGCCTTGTGACGCTTCCATCCGTGCCTTGCGCCAGCTGACGCTGGGGTTTGGTAAGATGGAGCTACCCTGCAGTGATGCGAGGCAGCTTAAGGCGTTGCGGGGCTTCGTCGAGTGTGAGCAGGAAGTACGAAAGTGCGACAGTAAGCTTTCACGCAGGGACTTGGTGGAGTTTACGCAAATGTCGAACTTGCTTTTTAGGGACGTGTTTACAGCGATGGACGGAGACGTTTACCGCCAACGCATTGTCCCGAAGCATGGACCAGGATCAACAGCTGATGGACTCTCCGGTAACGGAAAGTTCCGTCAAGCTGTCTGGACCAATCGTCTCGAACCGGTATTCCCTGCCGGTGAGAGCCTTCTACCCAACTGGGGCTATTATGACCAGTTGAGTGAAGTGGACTTCCTCGAACCCGGTTCCGAAGTGCCCGCTAAGGTCACTCTGGTTCCTAAAACGATGAAGACTCCTCGAGTTATAGCTATGGAGCCCACCTGCATACAGTATATGCAGCAAGGGGTTCTACGCTGTTTTCTCGAGCACTTTGGAAGGGATAGACTCCTTCCTCAGTTTATCGGATTTGACGACCAAGTCCCTAATCAGGACCTAGCGCGACAAGGTTCGCTTGATCAGCGAACTGCAACACTCGATCTGAGTGATGCTTCCGATAGGGTCTCCAATCAGCTCATCCGTGCTATGTTATGTCCGTGGCCTAGTTTGTTTCAGGCTGTGGATGCAACACGCACGCGTAAGGCTGTCTTACCTGACGGGACAGTAATTCGTCTCGCCAAGTATGCG